GCCGGATTTCTGCGGTGTTGGCGAAACCGCTTGACAATCCGTTCAAATTGATTCATACTATGGGGGAACAAGAACAAAAAACAAAGGACAAAACAAATGACATACAACCAAATCAAAAAACACCTGGCAGCATTACACGCACAGCAACAACGCGACCCAGAGATTCGCCATGCTGAAATCATTGTTCAACATGTGGCCGAGTGCTGCGCCACCGGAACCATGCCAAATGATAAAGTCAAGGCCGAATTTAATCGCTTGCGCAAATTGGGCTACATTGGCAGTGACGAACACATGTTTTGGGTAAACTACCAGAACGCGAAACAATAAACAACGAACCCGGGCGGCAACCGCCGCCCACAACCAAAGGACAAAAACCATGAACACAAAATCATTTTTTATCATTTTATCATTGCTGGCCGTTATCATGTGGCGCGAGTGTATACACGCAAGCCGCCGCGCGTATTTGATAAACCACTACGAACAAGAAATCGCATTGGCGCAGGACATGGCCGCGGATGCGTGCCAAGATAAAATCGCCGACATACTGGCGCAATTTTAACCAATAAACCAAAGGACAACGAACATGACAGAATACAGAATCAACACAGAAAAAAACGGTATTGAATTAGTTTTTTCAAGTATACCCAGCGCAACCACACGCGACACACTCAAACAGCAGGGCTGGCGGTGGTCACGATTTGGCGGTTTTTGGTATAACAGAAACACACCAGAAAACGAACAGACGGCGCGCGATTTGGCAGACGGTAAGGCACCAACACCAGCGCAACAAAAAAACGCGCCAGCGGCCAAAAAATCGCCATTTACAGACGACAAACCAGCGGACAAATACGCGGCGGATGTGATAGGTTATATCAAACTATCAACCGGCGAATACATACCTTTTGAAAAATCAAAAATAAAAACCCGGCTTTGTTTTGGCTTTGACGAATTGCGCAGCGAAACAATAGAACAATCAAACCACAGCGCACACGCAGCAGAAAACGACTACAACTTTTTTGAAAGTTTACAAACCCAGGAAATAGACCGCGAAATCGCAACCATAGAACGCGCCATAGCAGCACGCGAACAGGCAGCAGCAGACCACGCAGCCGGCCAATGTGCTTTTTATTCAATGGGCGATTTGATATTCACAGCACGCGACACCTGGCGCGGCGACAAAATCACACATTGGCGCGCATGGAACCCAAACAACGAACCAGCAGACAACGCACTTGAACTTGACGATTTGCGCGCGATACTTGACGGCTTGAACGCACAAAAAGAATACAAACAAAAACAGGCGCGCACCTACTGGAAACGATTCGGCGGCTCTAAACTCCACACATGGACATACTCCGTGAACGATTAAAACAACCCGGGCGGCTGCGCACTGGCCGCCCAAACCAAAAGGCGAACACATGAAAAACATTTTCACACTTGCGAAATATTGCGGCCGCTGGGCTATACTGGACACCCGGGCGCGTGTTTACTACTGGACAACCGGCGGCAAACGCGGCGCGGAAAAACTGGCGGCAGAATTGAACCAATAACAAGAACCAAAAAACAAAAAGGACAAAAACCATGACAAACACAATACATGACACATACATTGAAAACATACAAAGAGAACACAACGGCGCGGCGCAATACATGGCGCAGATACGCGAACACCTGGCGCGCGGCGAATACTCATTGGCGCAATTTTGCGCGCTGCGGATGGCCGAAAGATTGACCAACGCGGAAAAATGGCGATTCGCTGCCAGTGGCACAGAATACGCAATCACAGAACAAGAAACCGCACAGATTCACAGCGCGGCCATAGAACGCGCCCAGGAAAACGCGCAAGAATACGAATACAACCCGGAAAATGCGCAAACGGTGGCAGAACTGCGCGAATCATTGAAAAGCGGCAACGCAGACGCGGCCGCCCTAGTCAATGATTTAATCAGTGATAACCCGAACCAAGCGACCGCATGGATTACACGAACGGACATTGACGAAATAGAAAACGACTTGACCGATGGCCAGCGCGCCGATTTGATGGAATACCTGCGCACAGAATATGAACTTATAGACACAGCAGACGAATTGCGCAATGCGCGCGAAATGCTGGACATATAAACAAAGGCGGCCACGATGGACATAATCGCAATCAAAAATTACTTTGTGATTTACAAAACCAGCACCGGCGCGATTGTTGCCATACCGATGGACAAACAGGCGCGCCAGGTGTTAGAGTGGCACAGCCGAAACATACCGGCGAACGATTAAACCAAAAGGACAAACAAAATGAATACACTTTTTTATAACATGTTAGAAACGGCCAGCGCATACCACAACGCAGAGATGGGCAGCCAAAGATGGACAGCAGAACAACAACAAGAAAAGGCGCGCGATATTTTATTACAGATTTGCGATGGCCTGGGTGTTGACCTGGACAAATTGTATGATTTGCTGTGTGTTGCTGTTGATAAACTTGACGACATGCCGCAAGACCGATGGACAGACGATTTACAGAAAGTTTATGACAACATAAACGGTGTTGCTGGCCAGATATTTTACATGAAAGAAAACCAATAAAACAAAGGATGGACAAAATGAAAACAAAAAGATTGCCGCTGCGCATTAAACGCGAAAGCCCAGAACAAAAATATAACATTGTGGCATTTGATACCATGTTTGGCCGGGTTGTTGCTCATACATTTTTGACCGACACAGAAACCCAGTATTTTTTGGCGCATGGCTACGATTGCCAAGTGATAACACAATAACCAAGGATGGACAAAATGAAACTCAAACAAGATTTTAAGGACTTTTTGGCGGAACACCTGGAATCAATGGCAGACGACCATTTGGAAACATGGAAAGACCGCTATTACAGAAAAAGCAAACGCGAAATAGAAATTGACCTGGACATAAACTATGATTTTTCAGCCGATATTGAATCAGTGGAAAATCAACTTGAACGCGAATTGACCGATGGCGAAAAAGATTATTTTATCACACGATTTGAACGCGCGATTTTGAACCAATTATACCAATAACAAAAAGGATGGAACATGAAACAGTTTATAATTTGTGTTGGCAACGACAATGAATATGTCAGCAACGACAGATGGCGCACGACAAACAATTCATTGTTGGCCAAAAAATACACCAGCGCAGCGGCAGCATGTCGCGCAGCGCAGCGCATTAAAAAGAACACCGGCCATGAAACGATTGTTCGTGAATTGACCATGGCAAACACGCAAGAAATGGCGGAAATCATACATAACCAGATGGCCGACATTTTGGGCGATTGGGCGGCGGACATTGCCATTGATTACAACAAAAACACAATCTGTGTGTTTGACCCCGATGGCCGCAGAACCTACAAAATCACAATCAGCACGCAATACGCGGACTAAAACCAAAAGGACAGAACATGAAAAGACCACAAATAAACAAATATCAATACAACCCCAAACAAAACACCGTCACGATAAATGGCATGTTTGAAATTGATTTTACAAACGGCACAATTTGGTGGGATAGTGAATACACCGGCCGCCGCAGCGAATTTTTGCCGAACTACATATTTTTGATTCGCGATTCAATTCAAATGTCACACCGCATATTGCGCGCCATGACACCAGCAGAACGCAAAAAAGTATTAAAGGGGGAATAAATGGAAACAAAATATATCATGATGGTTTTTGATTTGCTGCCGGATGGAACGAACCGCGTTTGGTGGCTGGACTATAAAAACGGCTTGACCAAGAACATGGCCAAAGCAACGCGATTTGATACAGCGCGGCAATGTCAAGACGAATTTGACGACACATGGGGTGATTCGTTTTTACAAAGTGAATACGGAAATGTGTTGACCTTTGACCGCTGTATAGGCACCGGCGGCGATTACACATACAGACGGTATATTGTGGCCATAGGGGGTTAAAATGCGCTACGCATACCGATGGACAAAGGGGGATGAACCAGACAAATGGACAACCGAACGGCTGCGCGGCGACTTGAACTTTTATAGGTTTTTGCGCACCGCTGCGCCAGACAACAACGAATTACTGGACAGAATACACGATATTCAAAGGGTGTTAAACCAGCGCAGCGCGCTTTCACTTGACAACCCTATAAAGATAAATTAAAATTAAATAAACCATTAAATAAAGGAGTAAAACAATGGCTTTTCAAAACAAACATTTATCTGTAATCGCATACGCGAACGGCTGGACACTGTGGCATTACAACGCACAAGAACCGATGGCCAACATTGACGGCAAAAACTTTTTTGGCTCAATTTGGACACTGTGCGCGGTTGGCGACTTGATTTATATTGTTGACGACCAAGGATGTTTACACCAACGACAAATCACAAAGATAGACAAAGAATATGTGTTGACAGGAAAATTGGGCGATTAAACCCCACAAACAAAGGATGGAAAGGATGTATAAGAGAACATTAAAACACCTATTTTGGCGCGCGATACCCCACAAACACTGTTTTTGTTGGTATTATGAACGCGGCGGAATCCGCTGCTTAAAATGCGGCCGGGTGTTTCATGTAAAAAAATCAAAGGGGTATTAAATGCCAATCACACGATTACAAAGACACACCGCACTGCGCCGCAAATCTGCCATAGCACGCAGAAAAAAAGCACGCAGCACAGGACAGGCCGTTTCATTACAAACAACGCACTATAAAAAGTTTTGCGATATTTGTTTTGAATTTTATATTCGTGAACGCGACCGATGGATTGACACCCTGGATGGCCGCAGATTCCCACAAGGCGATTACGAACATTATCACGCAGCGCATTACATACCGCGCCAGGCATTGTTTACGCGCTACAATGACATGAATTGCCATGGCCAATCCAGCGGACACAACTGGGCAGCATCCCCAAAAGCATCCCCAATCGTGCGGCACAGATTCATGAACCTATACCGCGCATGGATGGTTAAAACATACGGCGAACCGGCTGTGGCCGAACTGGAAACCCTGGGCGAAAAAACCGGCCAATTCACAATACCAATGTGGATGGACACTGCGCGCGAAACATACACCAAAGCGCACCAGATAAACGCACGCGCGTTTACAAAGCGATTGGCCAGTGTTTACCGCACCGGAAAAGAACAGGGTATCCTGGAACAGATTTTTAACAAAATCGGCATAGAACCCGATGGACAAACAAAGGATTAAAAATGACAACTATAAAAAGTTTATCAACAGAAAAAATAAACTTGATCAAAGAAAAAGTGGCGGCCATGAAATATGAACCGCGAACCAGTTTAATTGATCAATACGCAAAAAGAGTGAAAGAGATTTATTTTCCATACGATGTGGAACTGGAACTGATTGCGATCACAGAAATGAATATGATTTGGGGTGCGTTAGAGGCCATGATTCCACCAGAACAAAAACTTATGCGCGACTTTTTCAACGCATTGACCAAAGCAAAGGATGAAACGCATGAAAAAAATTAAATTGCTATTGCCAATTTTGGGATATTGCGAAATAGAACCACAATGTGATCAATGTGTTTATAACATGGTGGTTATATCAAAACCAGGTGGAATAAGAGTGAAATGCGAAAAATGCGGCCACGAATTGACACCAAAACCAATAACAAAGGATTAAACATGATCAACAAAGATGCGTTTGAATTGGTGGTAAACAATATGCGTGAAACACCAACAAACAATAAAAAAACATTTGCGCGTTATGCGTTAGAAGAACCGATGGGCGAATTTGAAAAACGATTGATGGATGCGTGGACAATCGCCGATGGCGACAACCAGGAACGGTTATCAATCGCCTTTCCACAGATCGCGTGCGCGATACTGGATTGCTCGGCACTACTGCCAAAGAAACGCGAAAAATATTTACGCAAACTATTAAACCAAAAGGATGAAAAATGAAACAAGCAATGACAGAAAGCGTTTTGACAATCGCACAGTGGCACAAAAAGACCTTTCCGGATGCCACATTACAAACCCAAACAGATAAATTCGCCGATGAACTGAAAGAACTGCGCGCAGAAATGACCAAGCAACCGGCCGACATTGAAAGTGTGTTTATGGAATTAGCCGATTGCGCGATCGTGGCCTGCGGCCTGTGCCGCTGGGGTATGGCCGGCGCGCGTGCGTTCGCATCTGTGGTGGCGATCACTGAAAAAATTGAACTACCAAACGACATAAACCCTGTGACAATGCTAACCGCATCCATTGAAAGAAAAATGGAAATCAACCGCAAGCGCATTTGGGCAAATGACAATGGAAAATATCAACACATAGAACAAGGGGAATAAAAATGGCTGTTGTAATTATACCAAAAAATAAACCATTGATTCAATTTCCGGACAAAAAATCTGCCACGGACTACTTGATCGCAATGGGCAAAAAACCAGAAAACTTTGATATGTTTTATATTTATACCGACATGGCGCGCCGCTGCTACCCACCATCCTACAAGGAATTACACAAAAAGGCCGCGCGTGCGTGGTATGAACGCAACAAAGCAAAGGTAAACAAGGAAAAGAGAAACCAATACAAAGAGAACAAGAAAAATGAATCCATATAATAAATACGGTTTTGTTTCTGGTGGCGCGATATTTGACACGATGGACAGATTTGCGCTGCGCACATTAAATGCGGACTACCCGGAAACAGAAAAAGAATACTGGTTTACGGCCAGCGCAGAAACATCGTTTATCAAACAGGCCTGTCCTGGTGTTGAAATCCGGTGCCGCTGCGAACGGACAGAAATGTTTGAAAATACGGCCATGGTTGCTGTTGCTGCCTACGCAGACGACACCTTGATTGCCGCATCATCATTTATGTTCAAAAAAGCAACACATGATTTTTGTAAAATCAAGGAGGGAACAAATGAAAATAACCATAGAACATGAATCACTGAACCTGATCACAGAGGATCCAAACATTGCGATCCAAACCATATTGACCATAGTAAATAAAAACAAGGAACCGGAACGACCAAAGACCAACCCCGATGGATTTATGTTGTTTGAAAACGAAAACGACATATTGTCGCCAGACGAAAAACCCATCACAGACGAAATGTTGGAAAAAGCATACATGGGCGAACACCCTTGTATACAGCCGGCTGACACACCACAGAAATCATTGACCATCAAAGAAAAAATATTTTACGATTATATCAAAGATCATCCAGGATACACGATGGCCAAAACATGCCGCGCACTCGGTATATCCGAACCAGAATATTATCAATTCAAACAGCGATTAAAAAAGAAAGGATGGCCAGTGCAAGGGGTGGTTGATTTTGCAAAATAAAAAGGACTTTTATCATGGCACGCAAAAAACGACAAATGTCGGCAATAGAGATGTATACCACAATTGTTTCAAACCTACAAGGACATAGGCAGGTTTACCGCTTTTTTGATCGCCTCGCTGCATGCTCAACCGGAACAGAAATAAACAGACCAAACATGATGGCCTTTCTGGAAAGATACCCACAATATCATGAAAAATTAAAACGGCCAGGGGAGGGAACCGATGCAAACACAACTAAATCTTGACATGCCAGACCAACCAATTTTATATTATTTGCGGCCAATATACAGAAAAAATGGCCGATGGATCATGGCCACACGCAGAAATAAAAAGCACCCATAAGGGTGCTTTTTTTAGTCAAGTTTTCTGAACGTTTTTCTAAAACTGTCGCCAAAATCATCAAACGCAACAGGTAAATCTGTTGGCAATACTGTGTCGCCTTGTGGACATACCATGCGTTTCAATGTAATTGGTTGCCATTTCAAATATTCTTCCGAATTGCCATTATCAATTTTGAAGAATTTGGCAAATCTGCGATAGATTTCTTTTTGAACTGTGCGCAAATCGCCATCATGGCAAGTGAATCCACCCAAACCATAATATGCTTTTACAGCAAAACACTCATCACGTGACAGATCAAAAACGTTTTTGCCAATAAATGTGACCGGCACAGAAACCAACTGCACACTGTCGGTATTCCATGATGCGACCCCGGCAAACAACAAATCTGTTTTACGCAATTCCATCAAAATTGCCTCACGCAAATACAATCCGCTGTTTTCACGGCGTGGGATTTTTACTGTGACATTATATTGTTGGCTGCCTTTGTTGCTATGAATTGCCTCGCCAACGACAACAATTTCAACACCATCAACATCGGTTGTATCCGCTGCTTTGGTTGTTTTCTTTGTTGTTGTCTTTTTTGGTTTTTCTTCAACAGGTGTTTCAACGACCGGTGTTTCCACTGTTGTTTGTTCGGCCGCGGTTTCAACTGCTGGTGTTTCTATATTTTCTTTTTCCATGATTTAACCTCTCACTTTTTTTAAGTTTGGATTTTTCCGTTTGGCCGCTGGACTTGCCCGGCGTGTTGCCGCCGCCAAAATCGCACCTGCCTGTTTTTTGCTCACGCCCTCGCGCTTTGCAATCTGATTTTGCACCGCCTTAAACCCTGGATGTGCTTTGCTTTTTGCCATAGTTTCCCCCTTTTTAATTGTATTCAACCCCAAATTCTTGATCGGCAATTGCTTTGGCCTCGGCATTTGTTTTACCCTCGCGCACCAATTCATAAATGCGGCTGACATATTGCTGGTTGTTTGCACCCTTGCCATTACCCTTGCCACCTGCTGGCGTGCCGGCTGTATGGCCAGGTTTATCATCAACACCATATTTTTTTACAATGTCGGCAACTGCCAAAAATGTCGCAATCGCATCTGCGTTTGACATATTTTCAATCGCATCCCAACGGCCGCTTTCCACCAAGTGTGCTTTGACCTTGTTATATGTGGCCTCATCCATATTTTCTTTGATGGCGGTCTTAAATTCTTCTTGATCGTATTTTTTTGCGGTTGTTTTTTCTTTTTCTGCTTTATACAATTCGGCAACCTTGCGCGCCTGTGCAGGTGTTAAACCCTCTTTTTTCAAGGCAGCAACCATTTCGGCTTTGGTTTCCAAACCGTCAAGCACAGACGAATATTCTTCATCTGTATAATCTTTGGTCATATTTTCCGCAAATTCTTTCCACTCTTCTTCGGTGGCATTTTTACCTGGCAAAACCTTTTTACCAAGCATGTGTTCTTGACCCTCTATTTTTGAATAAACTTTGGATAAGTCAACATTACCATCTGCATCTGTGATGGATGCAGCCCACCCTTTTTCTTTGTATTCATCAGGCAACTTTATCGGATCCGACATTTCTTTTCCCCTTTTTTTCTACGTTTTCTTTTACGATAGCGGACACAAGATCCGCGACCTGTTTTGGTGTTAGAAATTCCAACACTTTTTTTGCTAAATCCATCTGGCCAGTATAATAATCTGACGACATATTATATCTGGTGTGCAAGTTTTCTATAATACCTAAACTCAACGCGAACATGCGCGTTTCAACAATCAACCAGCGCAAAAAATCACGACCGGCCTCGGTATCATAAACTGTTTGGATTATCTGTGCCGTCTGTTGTCTACGGCGAACTTGATCTTCGGCTAACGCCTGCAAATCTTTGGCACTCATGGCCGCCCAAGGGCTTTTTTTATTTTCTTTTTCCATTTCCATTTCTTTTCTGTTTTATTACGATGCCGCCTCGTTTGCCAACATATTTGCTTGCGATTCGGCTGCGGATGTTTGCGCGGCTGCTGTCCTCATAGACATTTCTTCGGCAATATCACGCTTTTCTTCGTAATCTTTTTTATCCCTCAATGTCATATTACCAAATTTCAAAACATTTTGCAAGGGTTCATATAAATCAACCGCACCAATCAATGATGGTTGAATTTGTAATGTCGCACCGACCAACTGCAAATCACTCATAAACTGCTGTTGTTTTTCGCTGAATATGATGCGCTTTACAATGGATGTTTCTTCAATACGGAACACACTTTGATCGCCGGACATAATACGTTTTGCCAATTCTTCATCATCAATTTCGCCAGATCTGACCATAGAACGCAACACAATCATTGTAATACGTGCGCGGAAATCGGCCAACTGTTCGGCAAACAAACGCACCTGCGGTGCCATCATGGCATTTTGTGTGGCCTCTAAAATTGAAACCTCGGTTGCCGTGCGTGGATTTCCAGATTTCGCAAAATAACCCTCCATCGCATCCAGGTTATAGGCCTGGCGCAAACCCTCAATAATCTGTGGGCGAATCGCATTGAATAACGGTGTAATATCGCCAGCATCATCAATTGGGAATATAGGCAACGAACCAGATCCAACGATGCCGCCATTGAACGGAACATATTTTGCATCCGAATCCAATTCCAGTGTGCCAACTGACCCCATATCAAAATAACCCATGCGGCGATCTGCGATTTTGCCGGCAGATGACATGGCCAGGAAAAATAAACCCTCCAATGATTCCCATGTCTTTTTCAAATCGGTCAACGGACTAAAACCATAAACACGATCTGGGCGCACAGAATAACGGTTTATATCAAATGGTTTTTCTGGATAATATATTGTGTCCAGGATTCTATCTGCATTGATATACCAATAACCAACATACGGTCTGCTTTTAATACCCTCTGTGGCCTTTTTGTTATATTCTGGGTTTCTAATAATCAAATGATGCACTTTATACAGTGTGGTCATGTTGTATTCTCTGTATGATTCCAACACATTTTCTTCTGCTGCAACTGCATCTTCGCCAAATTCATCCACGATTTGCTGCGCTGTCCAGTTAAACACCTGGTGCTGTGATGTTTGATCCGGGCTGATTGACATAGCACCAACACCCAATGAACGAACAACAAACGGACAATCTTGATTCATGGTTTCAATGGCCATCAAATCCCCAGTGCCAATACGAACATAATTATCAAGAAAAACCTCACGCGATTCATACCATTTTGAACGTGGGTTATTAAATGTGTCGCGGATGCGTTCGTTTGCTATTGACGAATATGTTTGAAATCCGCTGACATCCACTGTCCACGGCTCGTTTGATGGAAAGAATACACCGCCAAAATAATGTTTGGCTTTGGTCATCATAGATTTGATATTTGGATCAAACGCCTCTTCATCCAACGGCTCACTTTCTGTGCCATAGGTGCGACCACCGGTTTCGGATGTATAACGCAATGTTGAACTACCGCCAGAAAAACGAACCGCCCACTCCCACAGCGACCAAAACGGCAATTTATAACCGTCTAATGCACTTTCAACATTTGAAATTATTTTCTTGACATCTGGTTTTTGTATCATTTGAACCACCTCCCAATTTTCTGGCCTGGTTTACGTAAAAATGTTGCGCGTTTTTTTTCTTTATTTTCCTGTTTGAACGCATCCCAAAACTTTTCTTCTTCTGTTCTGTGATCAACGCGCGGCATTACTGGCACGACATCAAATATACGTGACAGGGCATCCACAGCATCATCATGACGACCAAACGGAAAATCTGTTATTTCCTGCACCAAAACCTTTGTTAAATCATATTCTTCATTATCTGAATATGATATACGTTTCATGGTGCGCGGCAAATGGATTCTGCGCTGTTCCAACAACGGCACCAAACGCAAAATACGATCTCGCTTATTTGTTATACCGCCCAACTTTTTAATTGCCGGACAGCGACCGCGGCCGCGTTTGATTTCCATATCAAAATATTCCAAATCAGATTGCATACCATATTGTTCATAACCAACCATGCAAACTCTGTTTTGTTCTGACAAATCGCAGACCAAATTCCAGCGGCGACCCAAATCAATCTTGTCATGAATACCATCCAGCAACCATAAATCGCCGATTTCATCATAACCGACAACCAACATTGTTGTAAAATCTGATTGTTTTTGGCCAGCATTTGCCGGATCACAAATCAAATACGCATTGCGAATTTCCGGTATTTCTTCTGTGGAATCATAATAAACAATATCCTCCGGATGCAACTTTACCGAACCATCTGGCACCGGATTCAAAAGCATCTGCGCAGAAAATGTATATTTACCCTGTTCACGCATTTTCTGTTCTAATGTGTCCAGTGTCATAAATATAGGTTTACCGCCCATGGTGCCATCATCCGTGGCCGCAATTACTGTGCATTTGATGCCGCGTTCCATCATGGTTGCATAGGTATCATAATAGTGATAACGCGTTCCACAATAACGCGTTCTTGTTGGGCTGGTCATCATCCCAAGGTTAGACGACAATTCCCACGCCTTTGTGGTTTTATCAATCATATATGGTGTGCCAACAGAATCCTGTGTCACAACGTCATCATATACCAATAAATCTGCGTGCATACCGGTCTGCTGTGAATCAACCAAACCAAATGAAAATAATGTTGGCTCTTTTCTGGTTGTATCACGGCGCACGTTCAAACCGGCTGTTTCTGACCACAATGTTGATTGCGTTTGTGGTTTATCATAAAACACATCTGGAAAATAATTTTTCAAACCCTCGTTTGTTTCCAAAATATGTTTAATCTGGCGCAAAAATGTTTTGGCTGATTGCGTATTATAAGACATCAACGCAACCGACATGTTTGGATTATTTATAATATCCTGGATTGTTTTTGCGCAGGTTATAGTCAATGATTTCATGTGACCACGCGCGACCAACCATAATTGATCCGGATCTTCTTGCACTTTTTCACAAAAGAATTTTCCAAACGGACAATCATAGAATTTCCAACCAAGTATTTCATAGCAAAAATACCACAAATCTGTTTTTGCCCACTCGGCTTTTTTGCGTTCAACCTCAACATCATCATGCAAAGCAATCCACGCGGCACGATCTTTTTCTATATTATCGCGCCGTTTCGCAGATTCTGCTATTTCGTTTAAGATGTTTTTATATGTTGCCATTAAATGTTGCCGGGTCTATAAGTGGAAAATCTGTTGTTGTTGACGGATCAATACCAGCATCAAAGAACGTGCCATACAATTTGCCGCCGCGTTTGATAATACCTGGAATTGCAACGCCACCCTCTGGCAAATTCGCAAACACGCCATAAAACGCATCCAACCAAATACCAAACACAGATGCTGCGCCTATACCAGAAACAGATGTCCATGTATTTCCACCATCCATAGAAAACTCTAAAAACGGATATGTATTTACACCATCTGCGTAATAATTCACACGCAAAATAAATTTTGTTGATTCATCTTCGCCTGGTGCATCTGATATAACAACCTGGCCACGTGTGAATTGCGTGTATGCAATCTTTTTGTTTGCCCAATCAACAAACATCAATTCATTGTCATTTTCTGATGACATCAATAACATTTGTAAAACATCTTCCTGGAATTTATCCGTCTGCACTGTTCTATGTTGCGCATGAAAAAAGACCTCTTGAATCAAACGGACAACTTTATCAAATGCTTTGGTAATTGATCTTGCCGAAAAACCAGATGACGTTTCCCAATTATTTTCTTGCGTTTCCGGTGTTTCACGATACAAATAAACAACCGCGCCAGCAATTGGTGCTGTGGAAAAACGAACAAACCCAGAATAGTGATTATACGCATCTTTTAATACAGCAAAATTTGGATTCAAATCACGCGTTCCATCCGGATTCAAAATGGCGGCTTTTACTGTGTCGCCGTCAACTATATCAAAACCAGTGATGCCATTATACGCATACGAAAAATCTGTTGTTGTGCCATCGCCCTCGCAATATACAAAATTTATAGGATCTGTGACCATTATGCGCCCTCCCTGTTCAATAGTTTGTTTGTTATACCGGCGGCATGATTTTCAACACATGTCGCTGTGCTTTCAACAAAATCTTTTAATAAAACGGCCTGCGCCAAATCCTGTTCGCACTTTGCCCTTTCTTCTGGTGTCATTGGCTCTGAATCTGGAATAATGTTTGAATCATTTTCCAATCTGGCTTTCAACCAACGAATATCATCATCCAGACGATATTGCAAGTTTTCAAATTCTGTGATTGATTTTGCTAATTCTTCAAGACATTTTGCTAAATCTGAATTGTATTTTCCACTCATGGCAATCCCTCTTTGTTATAGATTATAACATAAAACTTTATTTAATTCCATATTTCTTTTTCACTTGATTTTGAACTTTTGTTCTTGCTTTTGACATTGCATCGCTTTTTTCTTCATCAGACATACGTTTATATGCTGGTGTTGCAATCAAACGATTCAATTCTGCGGACAAAGTTTGTTCAAATTCACGATTTGCGCGATCCCTGCGTGCGCCTGTCAATTTTGTGTTCAACGATGCTGTCTTTGTGGCCTTTAATGCGCGCACTGGTTTATCAAGTTTGAACGCCAAACGTTCTTGTTCACGAACCAACGCATTGCCTTTGCCCTCGTTCTTTGGCGATTCGCCCCAGTATTGTGAACTTATACCAACAACATCCAGCGCAACAGCACCAAATGTTTCTGGATGCGACATGCTCAACTGCGACACGTTCTGCACCGAAATTGGAACCATAGCCGCTGCAAATGTTTTCCAGGTTATCGGGTCATAATTGAAATCTGTTGGATCTTTACTGAATAAATATTGATACAAATAAATTGTGTTTTGTGCCAACGGCGATTCTTTGGATGCCATAAACCGCGCAAATATATCGGCTGGATTTTTCTTTTGAACCGCACCCTCGCCGGTTATTACCTCGCCTGTCATGGCTCGCGCAACAAAACGCACAAAATTGGCCACGCCGGATGATGTATCCGCATGCAAATCGCCAATCTTCATCTGCATAAAATCTGCTGAACGCGGATCAAATGTTTTTGTGACCATTTCTTCAACGGTTTCATCATCATCATCACGTATTGCGGCTCTTATTGCCACAGAAATCGCCGACAAACCGGCCATAAATATTGCATTGTTTACTGCTGCTCTGGCGCGCAATCCGTTCGGTGTATTTTTGAAATACGAACCAATATAACGCAAATTGGTAATCATTTGAACTCGGCTGGACAACCAACGCGGCGAAAACATGGCCACGTTCACAAATTTTTCGGCCACCGAATTATCTGTTGGCAACTTTCCACGACCAGTTATTGTGTTGATGGCATCGCCGACATCCTGGGCAACCAACAATTGCACATCGCCATTGCTTTGATCCCACATAACATCAAACATTTCCGCACGCGCCGTCTGTAATGCCACAGAAAATGAATCGTCTGATGCAGAAATCAAACGCGCTGCTTTTCCAACACCTTTGTCCTTGACTTTTTGAAAAATGTTTGCCGCAAATGCCTCTTCGGTAATTCCTATTTCCAGGCCAAAACGTTCATAATTTCCATTTAATGCGTTTGGTCTGGTCATCAATTCGCGCATTGCTGCGGAACGGCCGTCACCGGTTTTTAACGAATCCCAAAATACTTTCAAACCTGTGGCTGATGATTTTGCCGCAACCTTTGGATTGGTAAACCACACACCGGACAACTGGCGCAGCAAAAACGAAACGTCTGCGGATGCCTTTGCGGCTTTTAATGTTCCGGCCACATTATATCCAATCTGCGCCAATGTTTTACCGGTTTTCCCCTTTGTCAATAAATCATTGTAATAACTTTTTATTCCCTTGATCGCGCTGGTTTGTTCTTCTGCGGTCATACCAGTTTTGGCTTTAATCTTCATAATGTCATGCTGTTCTTTGAATTTCAACAGCGCATCGCCCAACGCATCACGTGCCGCACGACCCTCGCCCTCCAATGTGGCTGCTGCCGCCTCGGCGGATGACATAGTATCATAACCAGGAACCACTTGATTTAATTTTTTACGCGCTGCGGATGCTGTATCGGCCAACTGCAAAATTGTGCGCGCATCTTCAACAGAAACATCAAAACCAAATGTTTGCTTTACCAGTGCCTCCAAATATGGTTTGCTGGCCTTTGGATCCAAAATACCTTTGTGCTGGCGGACTTTTTCAACAATGTCATTATCACGACCCAATGTATTCACACGTTTATCTTTTGATAAATTACGCAACCACTCTTGAATACCAGCAACCTGTGCTGGCTGCAACATTTTATTTTCAATTTGACGATTCAAAACCTCGGCATTTTCGCGATTGGTTATTTTACCATCGGCATTATAATCTGTAAACTTGGCCAAATAATCAATACGATCCTCTGATGACATATCACGCAAAAAGCGCGCGCCACCGTTCTTTTTTACGTCTGCTTTTAATTCTTCAATATATCTTGGGATTACGCATGTCATTTTTTTGATCCTTTCTTTGGATACATTATATCATAAACATTTTGATAAATAAACTCTAATAAATACGCAAGGTGTTCATCATGCTGTGGCGTGACATCAATTTCCTTATCGCAAAAAATCAACATGGCCGCATGTAAACACTCATGTGCAATTATACCAGGTGTTAAAAACTTTGGATCAAAACACATATAAATATCGCCATCAAACGAATATACCTGCGCCATTGTGCCATCGTGCCAATTCTTTGGAAATTTTTTCAAATATTCTTTTGGCGGCATTACAATAATAGCGGTATGATATAACGGCACCTTAAAATATTTCATTATTTGCACTCCATATCTGATAAAATTTTATTCCAAACATCTTCGGTATCCAGATCCGCACGCGCAATATAATCATTTATTTTGTTTATATTTTCTGTAATGCTCGCACGTTCGGCATCTGTTAAATTTTCATCATACATTTTGCTCAAATCACGCAAAATACGCATAGGATTGTCTTTGGATAATGCAACACCGGCCATGCGCAATTGTTGCCCAGCACGTGACAATTCTTCAATCACTGGCGAATTTAATGCTAATTCTTGTAATTTTGCCGCGTTTTCAACTGGATTCAGCATCAATTTATTTTGCACCGCGAAAAATACTGCTATACGTGGCACATCGCCTGGCGCGTTTTTCCGACCCATTGCAACCTCAAATGCAGAATCCAAATCTGCTGTCGCAAAAACAACCGCATCTTCTGCTGCGCGTTTTGACATCAACGGATCATATTTGCGCGATTCCAATAAAACGCCCTCTGCTTTGGCAGATTCAACAATTCTTTTACTAGTGCGCTGTTCTTTTTGACCCTCGGCGGTGTATGGCGATTGCGCTGTTTCATCACTGTTTGTGGCCAATGGTGTTGGTGTTGTATTTTCAACAATGTTATTGATTTCATCGGCCTCACGGTCAACCACGCGCTGCGCGACCTCTTCTTCTTTGGCCATTTTCTGTGCTGTTTCGCGTTCCGCAGCACGATCACGATATTGAACCTGGACTTTTTCAATGGTGGTTTCGCCGGTTTCTTCGTTCTTTTCTGGCACATCAACGACCATACTGTCGGCCAAAACCTCGTTCTTTGCGAACCAGGATTGAACCTCTGGCTTTAATTCGCCAACCATATCAAAATAACGCGTGGACAAATCATCATAAATGTCGGCCAAACGTTTTGACAACCGTTCAAACACCGGTTGCAATGATTCTTCTGCGCCCTTGCCTCCATCCAAAACCCATTTTTCAAATGAACGCGCAAATTTTTCGCTGGCATCTTGATCCAAAAATCTGTCATATTCACGAATACCCAATGCTTTTTCAACTGGCCGCCACCATTTCTTAAATGATTCTGGTGCGTTTTCTGACCTGTATGCTTTGAACCAATTATTCAACCACATGTGTGATAATTCATGCAAAATGGTTGAAACATCGCTGTCCTTATTCAAAATAATACGCTGATAACGCATATCATACGCACCACGGCCTTGATTTTCTGTGACCCCACGTGCGATTGCATCCAATGATTGTTGAAATGGTATGTCATCAAATTCGGCCAATTCTTCTTCGGTATACTGTGGCAATTTGGCCTCTTCTTCGGCCGCATAACGTTTTGCCTGTTCTTCTGCAAATCTTTTATAATCGGCATCACTCATATTTTCTATTGCGGACAATGGCACACCAGAATAATCGGCCAACCAGCGATCGTTCCTGCCCATTTCACGTTCTATTGTTTCCTGGCGCATGCGACCCAACTGTTCGCCAACTTTCATAGAATCGCGTTTATCGCGTTTGATATATTCCCATTGGTTTTTCTGTTTTATTGCCAAATCAACCAAAGTGCCACGCGCAAAATATCTGGTTTTATAACCATAAATGCGGCGCACAAAATCTTGTAATTCGCTGTCTTTTGCTTGACGGATGTTTGATTCAATCTGTTTTGCTGTATAACCGTCTGCACGCTTTTTCTTGCCAATTTCCAACATACGCTGTGAAATCTGTTTGGTCTTTGCCTCTTCACGTTTTCTGGCCTGTTCTGACGATGACGATTGATTCAACCAACGATCAATTTCTTTTTTAGAAAATGCTGTTTGGCCTTTTTCACGGCGGCGACCAATTTCTTCGCCCAACTTTACCTGCTGTGCTGCCCACATTTCCAATTCTGCAAGTGAATCCTCGCGCGCTTTAATGTCGGCATCCAATCTGGCCTGTCTTATTTTTTCTTCTGTGGCACGTCTGCGCTGTTCGGCTTTTTCACGACCAGCGGCCATTTGCTCGGCCAGTTTTTGTGCCTCTGTATCCAGATCAACACGATTCATTTCACGAATACCGCGTTCGCCATCTTGTAAATCACGCACAACCAAATCTTTTCCATCGGCCGTCAAACGTGCTGTGATGGTATCAAATATTGAAATGCCCTCTATAAATGATTCACGAAATGCCTCGCCGGCTGCAACTGTCGCAGCATCCTGTATGTCGGCCAAATCTTCGGCATCCAATTCTTCTGCTGATTCCAAACCCAGTGCGGCCACGCGCGCTTTGGTAAATTCTTTGACCAAATTATCACGAATAACACCACGATCATTGTTGGCATCAACACGATTTGCCAATTCATCCCACGTGCCTTGCGCAATTCCCTGTTCAATATCATCATTAAATGATTTGGCCTGGGCGCGACTTTCTTTGTATAATTCTGCATCATCTTTTTCTGGATGACGTGCTTTTGTGGCCTTAAATATCAAATCTGACATTTCATTATCGGCCTGTGTTCTGGCATATTTGTATGTTGCTGCGCCCAATGAACCCTGCAACAAACCGCCAATCACACCAGAAAGCATATACTGTTCCCAGTTTGTTGGCGCACCATCATTGCCTTTCAAATATTCTGACAAATCGGTTAAAAAATCTTGCGATGATTCTTGCGCAAAACCCTCAACAAATTCTTTTAAGAAATGTCCACCGGTGCCTTTCATGAAACGATTTGAACCCACACCGATTTTCTTTTCAATATAAACTTGTGCCGCAGCATTGACCAAATCAATTCCGGTTTCCAACCAATTACCCTCATAACCCTCAATTGATCCACCGTGTTCATTGGCATATTTAATCATATTGTTATAGGTGCCATCGCCAAATGCCTCTACACCCATCTGAACCAATGGTGCTGTTCCACCTGTCATTAAACCGGTGGCAATCATTTCAATCATAGATGATGCACCCTGTGTGACCTGGGCTGTCAATGTTTCCGCATCCGCGGCATGTGCGTTTTCCAAACTCATGCGGCGTGTTGCTGATTCCAAAGAATCATACGCACGATCACGCATTTCCGTTCCAATTGCGCCACCTGTGGCCATTGCTGCCAAACCACCCAAACCAATTTGTGCCTTATCGCCAAGTGTTTGTAAACCCATACCAAATTTTACAATTTCATCTTTGATGATTTGTGGTGTGCTGGATGTAAAATCTTCATTATAACTGCCGCCCTGGCGTGCCATCATTGGCGACCATGCAACATTTGCGCGTTTGTTTATTTCCTCTTCGGTCACAAACGCATCGCCAGACCTAAAACCAGGATCTGACAGCATGTTTTTGATTTTTGTGGATGCAAACCCAGATGTATCAGAAACACCAATGTTTTGCATATCTTGATTTACACCGGCCAACGGAACAGGGGATTCTGCAACTTGCACGCCCTGTCCGTCAACATATACACCATCATCTTTATTCATTTGGTTTCCTCATATCTGATTCAATATCTGATCTTTTTACTTTTCCAATCACACCGGATGTTGGCGCGCCGTTCATAGTTTTTGCACCAAACAAACTGTGGAAATCTCTGTTAGTATTCAAAACACCATGGTCATACCATAACGGCCGACCCATTGAATCGCGGCCTTTGTATTCATATACCGTGCCATCAATTTCTTGAAACGCTGGCAAATGCTGTTCTAATTTTTTATCCAGTGCTGCCAAATCCACAATATGAAAATCACGGTAATAATCACTGATCGCCTTATCAAATATTTGTTTTTTTGCTGTCATTACGTCATCACGACTTGCACCTTGCAGCATCATGTTGACGGCCTGTGTTTGATATTCGGCCTGGGCGCGAACCAAAGTTTTTTCAAAATCTTTGTTTTGATAATACGCACGACCTTTCACAGATGATTCTGGCATTAAACCACCGCGGATGCCGCGTTCATCATACAATCTGCGTGTGCCACTGATGCCGCCGCCTTGACGTGGATCATCCAAAGGTAAATCATTTGCTGCATAATTGATAACACCCTTTGCGCCACCTTTGGCATAAATACCAACATCGCCAGATTCCAACAAATCGCGCCACTCTTTGACTTGTTCATTGTCGGCCAACATCAATTGACCAACAAAATCGGCCATGTCACGGCGTTCGTTTTCTGGCAATTCAGTATTTGACATTTTGTATAAAAATTCCATTGCTTTCTTTTCAAAATCAACCGGATCGCCCTCGTTTGTTGTTGTTGGATAATACATCAATTCACGCAATGCGGCATTGACCTCGGCTTTTGTTGTGTATGAACTTTCGGTCAACGGACTTATTTTTGACATATTTTCACGATAACCACGATAATCATCGGCAAATGATTTCCAAAATCCCTTTGGTTTTTCGCCACCAACATAAGACATTTCAACCGCAGAATACGTGCCGTCTGCATTTTTTTGCGCTGGTGTCATATTTGCTGTGGATTCCTTGCGTGCCAACGCATCCAAATCCATCTGGAATCCTGGATCATACGGATCCATCACACCTTTTGCTGCACGTTCTTTTTGGTTTTGAAATGCCTCCATACGCATTGCCAATGCGCGTTCGCCCAATCTTTGTTGAACCATTGGTGCGGTCACAGCCGACAATGCTTTACGCATGTCGCCCTTGACTTTATCATCAAAGTTTTTGCCATCATATTCGTTTTTATCGGCCAGCGCAGCGATTTTTTTATCAATGGCCGCAATATCTTTTTCCAACGACTTTTTCGCTGAACCCTGCGCTGTTTGCGCCGTATTCTGCAATCTGGCTTTTTCGTTTTCCCATTGGCGTAATTGTTGATTTTTTGCCAAATCTATGTGACCAGAAATATATTCGGCAGGGAACATTTTATCAAATTTTTCTTGATTGTTTAATGCCAAATCCATTTCTTCTGCGATTTTATCATCATCAGATGCCAATGCGTTTATGATATTATTTTGCACCGCAGCATCATAAATTGATAATTTCATGGCCTCGCGCTGTTCCGGTGTGGCTTTTACATTACCCAATGCCTTATCAACAATTGGGCTGACCTCGGTTGTCAATTTACCAAAATCGCTGGTTGCACCGGCTTTACCCAATTCGCCGGCCTGTTTAATATACAAATCGCCAAGATCGCTGACGGTTTTGGCTGCCGCTTTGGCGGCCTGTGCCTCACGTTCTTTTGCTGCGCGTTCTTGATTTTGTCTTTGAATTTTTGCTTTGGTGGCATATAAATAATTTTCATCAATAACCTTATTGATATATTTATCTGCACCGCTGTCGTATGATGTCGCTGTGCGATCATTATCATATTGTGGGCGATAACCACGGAAATGTTTACCCAACGCATCACGAACGGCCTGCTGTCCTTTATCTGATGTAATGTTTTCGCCATAGCGCGCACGCAAATCTTCAACAATTGATTGCGCCTCTTTTTCGTGTGCGCTTAAATCTGATTGTGCCTGTTGATCTGCTACCTTTTGGCGATTTGTTTGTATGGTGTTTATAGAATTTGTAATACTGGATGCGGCACCAGCAACCTTTGAAACATCGCCCCAAAAATCGGCCTGCTGTTGAATCTTGATTGCCTCGCTTTTATCTGCAATATATTGACGTTTCTTTTCGCGCAATAATTCCATTTTCGCCCCCTAAAATATTCCCAAAAATCTTTGTTTTGATTGCTTTTTGGCCATACCAATTTGCACATCATACATTTCTGATTGAAAATCAATTTCTTTTTGCAGCACATCCTGGTTGCTCATCATAGCACCATAAGTGCTGGTTCCCATCGCCGTGTTTGTGCCGGATGACCACGCTGTCATCATATCAATCCAACCACGTTCTCTTTTTTCAAATTCCATCAATCCAATGTTATATCTTTTTTCGCGTTTTAACGCATCCATCTGCGCGCGCGCTGCTGCACGATTTGCAGATGCCGACATTGCGCTGGACAACAAACTTGCGCCTGTGGCAATGATATTCATTGATGCGCTTGCATTGGATAAACCTGCTGATTCGCCTGCCATTAGTTTGCCCCCCTATCTGATATTTCGCCGGCCGTTTCAATTGCCAAAACCGTGAACGGCAATCCATCATCGGTCATAAATATCAATTGTTTTTCATATTGCGGCACATCTTTTATGTTGCAAATCAATGTGCCATTTTTCATGATAACATTGGAATCAAAGAATTGTTTTCCATCCCACTTTACCACGTTTGTTAGTTTATCAAGTTTTATTCCAACTTTCAAGGCCATTGTGTCAATGATATTAAATGCTATTGCACCCCAGCCCTTTTGACGTAAATACGAACGATTATCTTCAATCACACCAATTTTTCTATACGGAACACCATATTGTATATCATATACCGGTTCATCCAATACAACCGACCAACCTGTTGTTGAAACTGTCACAGGTGTTTCGCTTTGTGTTTTGATTGTGGTTGTGGTGTCCGCAGACGAATTTCTGAATAATTGATAATAATCATCAAACAACACAATATAACCATTTCCACCAGACGTGGTTTTATATGTTGTATCTTCGCCGTTTGCATTATAAACCGTCAAATTTGCAGCACCAGCATCTTCACGTGTGTAATATGTCAATGTTTGTGCTATTGTTTGCACACTGCCAATCGCTGTTGTATTATCGGTGTTATAAACTGTTGATCCAACAACCGGTGTTGCTGTGGCCGTATATCTTATTACATTGGCTGCAACACCGCGACCACGCCACGCATACGGTGCCAATGTTCCAGGTGCATCCAAAGCATATTCACGGCGCAATAAGAATTGGCCTGTTGGATTTCCACCAGAAACATTTACATAAATAACTGTCACACCTGTCCAGGCATACAAAGCAACCTCAATACCTGTGTCAACAACCTGGGTATCCAAATTATATGTTTCGCCATTGAATCCAATTGTATTGATGCCAGCATCGTCTGTCACACCGATTTTAATACCAGCAACCGAATATACATTTGCACCAATATCTGGTGTCAAAGAATCTGTATAGATTGATAATGCACCACGATCCCATTTGAATAATTGCGATGGTATTTCAATACCTGTAAATTGGCCTTTGTATACACCATTGTCTTGTATCTGAATAACTGGTTCTGCTGATGAAATATTTTCAATCGGCAACAATAATCTGTTAAATACAGTATCTTCTGTCAACGGACAATCCACAGCATATTGACCGGCCTCAACAACCACCTCAATGATTTCGGTGTGTGTTTCCATACGGTATCTGGTCAAGGATTGTTTGTTATAATATGTCGCACCGTTAAATATTACACCATCGCCGGAAACACTGGTAATTGTGCCAATTTGATTATAATTTGCATCATACACCGGATCGCCTGCTGCTGGTGTCAAACTCTTTGTCCAAAATCCTGTTTGATTGACAGCGGTTATGGTTGCTTTCGCATAATATCCGCGGCCACCATGTGCATATAATTGATCGCCAACCGCAGGATTATAACCGGCAGCATAACCAACATAACTGCCCTGCACAAAACCCTTATAACCACCAGTGTCCTTGCTCGCATCACGTGTAAATGTGCCGTTCCATGCTGGCGAATAACCAGCAATCGCAGAAACGGTCACGGCTGTGGTATTTTGCCAACCATAATAATACACGGATTCTGTGACCTCAATTTCGCGTTCTTCTGTGCGCTGTTCTGTAAACACGCGATCAATTCTGCACTCTGTATAATCACGGATGCCATCGCCATAATAGCAACGAATCGTTTTACCAATATATGGTGCCAAATTCACTGGGTTTCCAGATGTGGTTGCTGGCGAAATTATTTTTGATTCCGCGTTATAATTCCACAATTCTTTGTGTTCGTTTTTCAATACGCGCCAAGAATCAAAGAACGGACTTTTAATCAAATTTTCTTGTGTGGCCAAATTGCGTTCCCAACCAGTTTGTTCAAACGCATTTGTGGCACGCATAAATTCTGGCATGTGCAAACGTTCAATCATCCATGACCCATGTCTTTGCACAACCAATAACAAATGTATATCATCGCCATCTTTGATCACAGACATGTCGCTGATGAATCCATTGATGTCAAATGGAAAATATCCAACATCGCCACCCTCGTGGAACATGAAAAACCCGGTTCCATCTTCCAACGACCCAACAATGCACTTGCTGCGTGAATCAACATAGTGAATTTCTGATACACGGCTTTTCAAAACCTCTTGCCAATATCTTGAAACGTCTGGTGCAACAAACTGTTGAATATTAAAATCATAAGAAAACGCATGTATTTTCCGGCGATCAAAACCAACATAATACATGATATTATCTTTCATTGTTGGTGTAATACCAGATGCGCGTTCAGAACAGCGCAATGTGAAATCTGGCGTGGATGACATACCTGTCACAAACGCAATACCATCCGGGGATTGGGCATACAATACAGTAAATCCACCCCACAAATCTGTGATACGTTCATTAAATTGATTGCACTCAACATTGATTGGGCTGGCCACTGTGGCACCCTGTGTTTCAACCTGGAAATCGCTATAATTACCAAATCTTGATGCGCGAACGCGTGTTGGATACGCATCAAAACCACCAAAATATAATCTGTTTTGGAAATATCTCACACATGATGGTTTACCATCTGTTTCCATGAACGCATACGCGGCCTGTGCAAATGACGGCACATTACCTGTCATTGAAAATCTTTGTGGGTAATGCGTTCCATCGCAAATCAATAAATCGCCATACATTTGCGAATATTTTAATTTTTTCAACAAATCCAATGTAAATGGTGTTGAAAATGGCTGCACAGCCGTGGTGGTTTCTTCATATACTGTGGTGGCAAAATGTGCCAAGAACGGCGCATTATTCAACATTTGTTGACGATTCCAAACAATTGCCACGCGCCAATATTCATGCTGCGCCGTATTCAACAAATCAAACCATAACACAGGAATTGGAATTGTGCCGCCCGGTGTGCTTTCGCGCTTTGTTCCCCAATACACAGGTTTTACCAAGGCCACCGTTGTCCAGTTTACATTATCATCAGAATATTGCAGCAAAGCATTGTTGATCCAATTATGAACGCCCTGTTGATATGATGCAGACCAATTTCCATCTGCATACATCAATTCCATCCCAACACGATTTAATGCCTTGCGTGACGTGAAACGCATATTGAAATATGTTGTTGGATATGCTTGATTTCCAGGAACATACAAACGATTGGTTGTATAACCATTTGTCAAATCATAATTATTCCACGACCAAAATCTGTATGCTAAATTCGTGTCGCCAGATATTTGACCTGTAATTGAAACGGCTGTGGCCGCTGGTTCATTATTTGCTGTATTTGTCCATGTGACCAAAGATGTCGTGGATGGAATAAAATCAACCAAATTACCATCGCCATCAAATGTTTTGACATCCAATCTGGAATCTGTAAAAACAAGTGCCAAATCCCTGTTGTCACGGCGATATGGTATAATCACGGCCTCACTATCCACATTACCCAAAAATTCTGTTCCTGGGCGTGTTTTGCACTCGCCTTGTGGCGATGTCAAAAGGTTTTTGCAATAAACCATACCTGCGGCACTTATTGCGTTTTCTTGACCGGAAAATTCACGATCAAATTGTCCTGTGAAAAAATTTCTTTTAACATAACCGTGTGGATACGCCATTTTTTACCTCACTGGAAAATGCCATTTCTTTTTGTAAATGTCTTTATATCTGCGTTTCAAATGAACGCGCTGCGCATTTACACCACCCATGTCGGCCAATGCTGCATTTTTCAATGCAACTGCATCAGCACGTTTGCCTTTATCGTTCAAAAATCCGGCAAATGCGACCGCCAATTCAAATGGAAAATAATATTGAAATTCTGGCGACCACAATCCAGTTTCTTCAACCAAACGAACATAAGTAATTTCAATTGTTTGACCAACCGGAAAATCACAATGGATCACACCACCAAAATCATGAATATCATCGCCAGACATACCATCAACCGACAATAATTTCAAACAATCGGCCGGTGTTCTATGTTGGCCGTTTGTGTTGCGCACGATTTTTACTGGATCTGGTGTAATAGCAAATGATGGCATAAAAGATGCCAATGTTTTACGCAGAGTATTTTTGTAAATCAATTTTGCCCTTTGTTCCCAAGGATTTTCGGCATCCGGATTATCAATATCAAAAACTTGATCTTCAACACCCAAAATGCCCAGGGCGATGTTGCACATAGATGCAGGTGTTTCGTTATTCATTGCCGACCTCCAAATCATTACCCAAGGGGCAAACGCCCCAAGGGTAATGATTCTTGCTGTTAGGCAGAAACTGCTTCATCCAACAACAGAACGCGTTGACCCATTTTACGCATTGCACCAATGCGATAACGTGCGAACACGATCTTTTCATCCACATAACCACCGTTGGTTGTTGGATTGTCGTTGACGAACAATTCCATATCTTCAACAACTGCTGCCATAGCATCTGGCATCAACAACACGTTGTGACGAACGGTTGGATCTGTGCCAGCACCTGCTGTGATTGGCAATACTTCTTGTGCTGTTGTATAGGAAACATCAGCCGCTTTACCGAACACAACTTCTGTTGGAATTGTATCCAAAATAGATTGTGTGATAACTGCGCTTTGGTTGTATGAAGAATACAAACGATTGATCACAGAATCCAAAGACATGTATGCGGTGTTCAATGTTGGGGAAATGAACGCGCCTGCACGTTTGATTTCTTCAATCTTGTATTTTTGTGCTAACAAATCTTCAATGATTTGTGTGAATTTAGCACGTGTCCAACCAGATGTTCCGTCAACAGTGATAACACCATCGGATGCTGCGGAAACAGATGTTGGTGTTGCGCCTGGTGCGCCAGTTTCAACTGCACCACCTGCTGCTGACAATATTGTGCGATAAATATCTTCTTTTACCACACCTGCCAACATTTGAGAAACTGGGGACATTGGATCATCCAAAGCCGCTTGCGTGATTTCTAATTCTTTGTCAATACGCAATGGTTTGAAACGTGTTGCCCATGTCAAACGGCGGCCAGCATAGCCCAATTCTTCCCAATCGGCATCTTGAACTTTTTGATGACGGCTGTTTTTGGTTAAAAATGAACCAATTTGATTGATAGAATCAAATTGACGTTGTGCTTTGACCTCGGCACCTGTTTTAAGGTCAACCAGGCCATTTTTCAAAAGCATGTCGTTCTTAAATTGTTCACGGATCATGTAAACAGGATTGAACGATATACCCATATTTGCTAAATTTGATGGCATAATTTCACTCCTATATGCTCATTGGTTAAACTTATTTGCTCTTTTTCGCACGGATAGGAGATATGCGTTTATCTCTCTCGGCTATGGTTTTTTTGACAGTGCCATTAAACTGTTTTTGTATATCGGGTGGCAATTCGCGGTCGCCAGTATCCTCTTTACAATGTATATCATACCACAAAAAAATAAATAATTCAAACAAAATTATACAAATGTATACTTTTTGAATACAAATGTATACAAATGAATACAAATGTATACAATTGTATACAAGTGAATACAAATGTATACAAATGTATAAATGCTTTATAATAAGTATCGCGCATGTATGTATTCCAGAAATAATAAAATTATATTTATTATATTATACCTGGAATATAATATATTTCGTATATCGTTCTTTCTTATTTTCTTTTTGGTTCTTTTTCTTTTCTTCTTTCTATTTTATACAAATGTATACAAATGAATACAAATGTATACAATTGTATAAATTTTTTTTATTTTCGCATTGACATCTGAAAATTTTATGATACCATGCGATTCGCATAGGAAAGGACAAATCAATACATGGGCGAAAAAAAGAATCAAGGCACTTTCCTATACACTTTTTTTACGCCTTTTTTCTTTTTCGCCCACCCAAAAAGGATGTGGAGGGGAACGATGAATATTAAAATAGACGTTTCCTGGTTTCGGTTTCTGGCAGATTTACCGCCGGCAGAAATCAAGAAAGTGGTGCGCGCGATCTGGGATTATACGCATGGCAATGCTGTTTCCGGTATTGATTCTGCGGCCTGGGAAACAATCAAGGCATCAATTGACTATGAAATCCAGCGCAAAAAAGAATTATCAGAAAAACGCCGCGCTGCGATTTTGGCTCGTTGGCACAAAGAACCAGCAGCCGAAACAGAACCAGCGGTTGTTGAACCGGAAATTGTCAAACCAGAAAATCCATTTGCATCCTTGACCGAAGATTTGATTATACGCGCTGCGCTGGAAAACCCAGACAGCGCGCTTTCTGTTTTTCTTGAAACAGGTGCTGGTTATGATGAATTATCCACTGGGGAACGCGAATTTGTGGATCGTGCAGACGTTCGTAAAAAGTGTCCATGGTATAAGGAAACACAGGCCACACCAGTAAAAAGAAAACCGTTTGTGCCGCCAACCCTTGACGAGTGGCTGGAATATTGCCGTGAAAAAAATCTTGACATGGCAAAAATGCGCAATGCGTATGAATCATACGTGGTTGCTGATTGGCACGATTCCCAGGGAAATCCAATTCGCAATTGGAAACAGAAAATTTTGCAGGTCTGGTGTGCCAAACCGCAAAATTATAATCAACAAACCGCCAATTTCGGCGCACAATCAGAAATAAACAAACTGGCAAATGGCGCAGAATTGGCTAAACAAATGCTTAAAAAACAAGGAATAATACAATGAAATTACTAAAATTATATGCAAAAATGTTTTTTTTCCATATAGCATCTGTATTTGGAATTACATTTATAGGTGTTGTTTTGGTTATAATAACAATCTTTTCGCCGTTGGCAACAGCAAAATGTATGGCCGGAATTGGAAAAGAGGCACAAAAATCAATTGACAGAATTGAAAAAAAAAGGAAATAACATGAAAATACTAATGTTTTTGGTTTTGCTTTGCGGCTGTGCGCCTTTGGATGGTTATCAGAATTACAATATTTTTACTGGTTATGAAGAGGTGGCAAAATGACAATTGATAAATGGACAACTGTAATTTTGCATTTATTCGTTTTGTGCGGTGTGCGTAAAATGGATGAAAAACAACATGCTTTGTATATTGCCGCAATGTTTACGGAATTAAAAGAAAAGTTTACGGATGATGAAATTGGTGTGGCTGCGCGCCAGATCGCAGAAACTGAAAATCTGTATGGTGCATATCCGTCATTGGCCACATGGTTGAAATATGCGCCAACCGAACGCGCAAAGGCACATATTGAAAACAAAAAAACATCTGATATTCGTGAATTTTTACAAGATATTGCCGAATTTGACCCAATGTTTTTTGATCCAGTTATCATGGAAAAAGATTTTGTGGCCACTTATGGCGAACAAGGAAAGTTTGTTTTGGAAGAATTTGGTGGTGTTCGTGGCCTACGCGCCGCATTATACAAGGCCACCCAGTTTACCCAAGAACAGATTATCAAAGATTTTTTAACCGCCTGGACACGTGCTGCGACAGATGTGCGTATGAATATACCACAACTGGCCGGACAACCAGAAATTAAAAGAATAAAATAAAAGGATGAAAAATGGAAAATGAAAATTATCATGTAATGCCAACAGAATTACACCATTGTGGGTGTGGTTCAAGAATTGAGGTGGATCAAAGATGGTTCCGTCAAATACGATATGTTCATGCTATGATTGATATATTGTATACACAAAAAATTATAACAAAAGAAACTGCGGTATGTATAGACAAGGCAATTTCTGAATTGTATAGTATTTACAGTGATATGCAATGTGCTGTTCGTTCGGATACCATAAAAGATTTGCAACAAGACGGAATAAGGCCAAACTGTGACTAAAATTGATCAATATTTTTTGGCCAAGAAAATTGCGCGTGCGCGCCACCGCAAAACTCGTTATGATCGGCATTATGATTTAATGTTTGATGAAAACGGCAAACCAACAAAATTACGCAAAGATATAAATCGTATTTTGTGTAAAATTGAATTGGGCGAATTGGATGCCTCGTGGTATGGTGCTATAAAAAATATGATCGCAAACGAACGCATTAAACAGAAAAAAGAAAAACAGAAAAGGAAGAAAAATGATTTGCGCACATTGTAAAAAAATGATGCTGCATCCATATTGCGTTTTATATGGTGCAAGAATTATGTCGCTTGAATTTTGTTCACGCAAATGTTATTTGGCATTTTGGAAAGATGTGCCAGATTTCTACGCATTGCGTGGTGCAAAAAAAAGTGAAAAATCCGCTTGCGCATCTGAAACGAATCGGGTATAATAAAATTGTTAGGAAAGGACAATCCATGAAACGATTTTATAGCGGCCGAGTGAAACGGAAAATCATACTGGGTTCATATCCCAGTGATAGCAGGTTCAACTCCTGTGGCCGCGACCAAGTTTTGGCTGCCTTGTGTCAAGGTTATCCTGCGCCCTGCCGGTGGCGTGCCTAAAAACCGGCAAAATAAACAACAGAAAAAAAGGAAAGAAAATGTCAGAACAGAAAGAAATGTATACAGCAACCGATAGTGTTTACCGCGAACAAATGAATAAGATTTTAGACATTGATCGCGAAATCAAAGAATTAAATCGTGATAAACACAACATCCTTGCAGATGCCCAAAAGAAAGGATGCAATCCAAAAATTTTGAAACAGATGGTTCGTATTACAAAAATGCGCCAATCTGATCAAGATGCTTTGCAGGATGCTTTGGATATGGCATAAAAAGGGGGAAATTATGATTAAATTTTTCAAAAAACTGTGGGTTGAATTTTGGTGGGGAAAACCAGTGGAATTGACACCAGCAGAAAAAAGAGATTTGGTGCGCCAAAATCAACAAATGCAGCGCGCTAAAATCAATCATAAAAGAAAACATAAGAAAGGTAAAAGAAAATGAAACAAGGGCAAAAAGTATCGTTTTATACGGAAACTAACGGATCTAGACCGATAATTCGCCGCGGAACAGGCACCGTCATAAGTTTTGACGATTACCAGGTCTATGTGTTGCCAGACGGAAAGACCAAGGCGATACTTTTGCCAATCAATCAAGTGAGGGATGTATTATGAAACCAAGGTTTAATTTTGATTTGCAACAACATATTTTTGATCCGAATAATCGGTTCAATTATCAAACCAATCCAGAGTGGTTGGAATTACGCGCAGACCGTTTTACAGCATCAAATGCTGCGGATTTATTATCCAAAGGAAAGGACAAAGACGGTTTGAGCAAGACAATTAAAAAACTGATAAATTCACGCGCCATGCAAAATCGCACCGGTTGGATTGACGATTCTGCAATGTCATATTCTGAAAAAGAGGCCGTCACACGTGGTCTGGTATACGAAGAAGAGGCGCGCCAATGGTATCAAAGACAAACAGGCCGCAATGTTGTTGAGTGCGGATTTGTTGAACGTGGATCGTATATCGGCTGTTCGCCAGATGGTTTGGTGTGTGATGAATTGCGCACTGTCCAGATAAAAATACCAATGCCGGCCAATTTTGTTGAGGCAATTTTGAACGGCTGGGAAGATTATGTTCCACAATGTCATTTTGAACGGTTTGTTTGCTGTTTCAAAGTGGCTGATTTGGTCATTTATTCGCCAGAATTACAAACTGGAAAAATTATAGAAATTCCGGCTGATCCGGAAATTGACCGCAACATTTTATCAAAAATGCGTGCGGCTGTCAAATATCGTGACACAGTAAATGCTGCGCTTGACGATTTAATCAAATAAGGAGGGATGTTATGCAACAGGATTTTGATGAAACAAATTTAATAGAACAAAGTTTTGAATTGACACAAAAACTGTCAAGAATCAACAATAAAAGAAATTTTAGATGCCCATGCTGTCAATTAAACAGGATAGCAAAAGCACAGACCGGCGAGAAAAATGAGTGGCTGCATACTGGTTGTCGCTGCACATACAGATGGTTGAGTGCGCATGGAAAATTGTTTGTGACAATTCCGGAACGTTTTTCTGGAACATGCCGGTTCAAAGGTTAGTGCTTGACATATTTTTGGAAACGTGCTATAATAGTCACGCAAACCAAAAAACTGGTATTTTTTCATGTTCTTAAACATCCTACAACCCCAGATAAGTCCTTTTCTGGGGTTTTTTAACAGAAATTTACAATATATTTTCGTAATGTTTTATCTGCAACATGACACCTGCGTGCTATACGTGCCTTTGGTATTCCGCGTTTTAACCATTTGATTATTTTGTCTTTATAAGGATTTAATTTGTGGTTTTTGGTTTTTGCACCCTGTGGCCGCCCAAGGCGAACACCTTGTTGTTTGCGTAATGCTAATGCCTCTCTGGTGCGCTGGGAAATCATGTCGCGTTCAATTTCTGCGGCCATGCCAAAAGCAAATGCCAGCACTTTTGATTGTAAAGTATTATCCAGAGCATAACCATCTTTGACAGAATATACTTTGACACCTTTTTGCAGCAAGTTTTCCAGGATGCGAAATAACATAAACAGCCGGCGGCCGAAACGTGATAATTCGCTGATTATAATAACATCGCCCTCTTTGGCGCGTGACAATAACCGGCCAAGCCGCCGTTCGTGTGGATCTGTGGTGCCACTAACATGATCCACATAGTATTTGTCTATACAAAGACCCAATTCGTGTGCTTTTGCATCCACGCCTACGCGTTGATTTTGTTCGTCTTGTTCTGCGGTTGATACTCGCAAATACGCATATATCATTTTTTATCCTTTTGTTTTGTGTGGGGAAACCTATTATTTTGAATAAAAAAAGTGATTCGGTCAAGATTTAATGTTTTTACTTTAATTTTTCTTTTGTTTGTGATATAGTATAAATAATTGGAAAGGGCAGCGCATGATTCAATACGAATATTTTAACGCAAGATTACTGCAAAATACCGCTTTGAAGATCCAAGAAACCGTTGGTGCGGCCACACCGCCAGAGGGTTATTCTTTTGGTGTTTTGTCCGCTTTGACCAACCTTGAAACCGTTTCATCCACATTGGTGCAGGATTATAATGCTGTATTTATTCATACTTTGGGTGTGCAGGTTCCAACAGAAGAGGCGGTTGAGGCCTTTATTCGTGAAGAGGTTGCTGGTGCTGGCGATAATATTACAATCAATAAAAATTCAAACAATGAATTACAGGCCATTGGTTTAATAAATAAAAACGAGGCCGCCGGTGCAACAAACCCAATTTATGATTGGATTGGCACCCAACAAGAATACATTGACCAAGATATTGCAGCCCAACATCCAGATTGGGTATGTTTTATCACAGACGATGCGTATAATCCGCAATCAACATATTCGTATGATCAAGGTGTTGCTGCGGATACGTGGCATATTGCCCATTTCCTAAACAAATATCCGTCTGTGACGGTTGTTGACAGCGCAGGCACAACCATTGATTGCACTGTCACATATATCAATTCAAACGAGTGCGAACTTAAATTCAATGCTGCTTTTAAGGGAACGGCTTATTTGAACTAACTGGCCATACAACAAAGGAGTGTGAAAATGGCAAAAAAGAACGTGTTGGTTGATTTAGACCTAAATAAGAACGAACTGCAAAATGCGGTTGTTCAAAATTTGGCCGCCGCACCCACTAGCCCTGTGGCCGGTCAGATCTGGTATGATACAACAAGCGGCTTGATTTATTTCTATGATGGATCGGCTGCGAAAGCGGTTGGTTATTTACCACCTGCAACAACATCCACATTGGGTGGTGTAATTGTTGGATCAAACATAAGTGTTGCAAGTGACGGCACAATATCTGTCGCAAGTGCAACAAATGCCGTTGCTGGTATTATCCGTATTGCAACAGATTCCGAGGCATCCACAGGCACAGCCGAGGGCATTGCTGTCAATCCAAAACAATTGGCATCTGCAATCGCATCCGCGTTGGTTGGTGCAATGGTTTACAAAGGCACATGGAATATTACAAGTGCATCCGATTTTAGTGGTATTACATTACCTGTAAAACAGGGTTATATGTATTTGGTCACAGGCACCGGCCCGAAAACAATTGGTGGAATTGAGTGGAATCCTGGCGATTATATCGTCATGGATGCAGACGTTGCTGCTGGTGGCACAATTACACAGGTTTCAAAGATTGATAATACAGAATCCAGCGACATTGTTCGTTTGAACGCAACACAAACTTTAACGAACAAAACGATTGATGCTGATGATAATACGATCCAAGATTTGGCAACAGGTAATTTCAAATCTGGTGTAATTGTCACAAGTGTTGGTTCAACAGGTGCAGATACATCATTACCAACAGAAAAAGCCGTTCGTTCTGCAATAACCACAGCAACCACAAATATGGTCACAACAAATGGCACACAGACATTGACCAACAAGACCATTGATGCTGATGATAATACCATCCAGGATTTAGCGGTTGCGAATTTCAAAACTGGTGTTGTCCAAACAACCGTTCGCGCATCATCCAGTGCGCTGGATACATGTTTGGCCACAGAAAAAGCAATTGCGACAGCGGTTGAGGCATTACCACATAAATTTACAGCCGTCAATCCATCTTTGACAGCATCTGGTGGCGTATGCACATGGTCAATCACAAATTCGTTGGCATCTGCGGATGTTATCTGTTCAATCCGCGAGGTTGCAACCGGCAATGAGGTAATGTGCGACATTACTTATGCTGCTGGCACAATAACCGTCAAGATCAACAGCGCAAGCAATATTTCGGCTAGCGTTTATAAAGCGATTGTGATAGGATAATAACAAAGGGGAATTTTCATGACAAAGTTTTTGAATATCAGCACAGATTCAACACTCGGTGGAAATTCCCCTGCCGATGATGTTGTTGTGTCGCAAAAAGCAATCAAAACAAAGATTGACACAAAGCAAGACACATTGGTTTCTGGCACAAACATCAAAACTGTGAACGGAAATTCATTGTTGGGCAGCGGCGATATAACAATTTCTGGTGGTGTTGCGTGGGGAAATATTACAGGCGACATTACCGCGCAAACGGATTTACAAACCGCATTAAATAACATTGATTGTGGCACAATGTCGTAAAAGGGGGTAAAAATGAGTGTTCGCAAAGGCGATGACGTTTTGGCAGGGGGCAATGCAACAAGGGTTGACAGTGCTTTAAGCCCAACATCAATAAACCCTGTGCAAAACCATGCTATTACCGCTGCATTACAGACAATGGATGCGCAAAAACAAGACAATATAACCGCTGGCAGCGGAATAGTAAAAACAGATAACGAAATTGCCGTGGGCAATTTGGATTGTGGAACAATGTAAAAAAAAGGAAAAACAATGTCCAGAGATAGAATTATACAAGTTTATCGCGGAACAACAGCACAAAACGATGCTTTTACTGGTGCTGCTGGCGAAATAACCATGGATACAACCAGAAAAGAATTGCGTGTTCATGATGGTTCCACCGCTGGTGGTAATTTGGTTGGTCTAAAACCTGGTTTTGTTTGTCCTTTTGCTGGAACAACCGCCCCAGACGGCTGGTTGATTTGTGACGGATCTGCTGTTTCCAGAACAACCTATGCAGACCTTTTTGCCGTCATTGGCACGACTTATGGTGCTGGGGATGGAAATTCAACATTTAATTTACCGGATTTTACAAACCGCGTAATACAGGGTGGAACAGCAGGAACATATAAAGCCGCCGGCCTGCCAGATATAGATGGGAATTTCGGTGTCCAAAATGATAAATTCTTAAATTATGGCGGTGCGTTCACGGTCTATGCCAACTCCCAGAGATATACCAACGGAATATATGCTGGCGATGTCGCCGCCGGCAGATTGAGATTTCGTGCATCTAACGCAAATTCAATATACGGAAACAGCACCACGGTTCAACCACCGGCACTTTGTGTGAATATATGCGTAAAATATTAGTATTTGATCACCAATTTTAATTGTGTGTCTGGGTCAACAATCATACCAGATTTAGATGAATCGGTTGTTATGCCAATTACAGAATCGTATGGCACAGTAGTAAAGTTATTTCCAGAAGATGGCAAAGAACGGTTATACGATTCTATGGCTGTGCTTGTTCCAGTATTTCGTGTTTGATAAAAGCCGTATGTGTTGTTGCCGTCTGTCAAACCAAGTGACAAACCGCTGCCTTTCACATTGCCAGAATAATAAGTTTTGTTTGGTAAATTAAATGTTCGTTTATCTGGATTGACCACAGTGCAGCAAACAATACTGGCACGGATTGATGATATATGTTTCCCAATTTTTTAATGTTCTGGCCACAAAATATTTGTCCGCGTGTTTCAAATGCCAATCGCTCAAAGCATGATATGTTAAATTCCACTTTTTTTCTTCCCACTCGCATGGCAAAAAGTTTTGTTTTATATTATTTATAACTTTATGCGCTGGAAATATGTTTGCTGGATCGTGTGTAATAAAATCTGGTGCGCGTGAAAGTGGAACATAGTGTTCTTTTGTATATTTGCCAGGCGGTATTTCCAATCCAGACAAAAAACAAATATCACTCATCGCACGCACCTCCATTTGTTAGGCAAAATATGCCGTATAAAAATAAAATTATCAAAATAATTGCGAACGTAATGCTAAATGGTTTCATCTTTGTAAAATTTATGATTCCCAATTTGACATTTGAATTTCATTTTCTTTGCCCACGCAGGTGCTTTTTTCATGGTCACAGCATAATAATGATCAGCACCATCAATAATATCTGGCAAGAACCCATTTGCTGCAAGTGTCGCAAATGCCTCACAGATCTTCCATGGGCGCGATTCTTTGTTTGCCTTGGGTAATTTAGTGTCGCATTGATCCCCTTTGTTCCAGCACGAAAATTGCCACTCTTTTAAGCATACATTGGCCAGGGATGCAACACCCAGGATTTTTGAATACCATTTTTTGTTCTTATAACGATTGTAAATAACGCATGCAACGGCCTGGATGCCTATATCTGGTTCGCCACGTGCCTCCATCCACAATGTTTTGGTCATAATGTCTATATCGCGTTCTTTGCTCATGATCTGAATCCTTTTTTATAAAAATATGCACCCACAGCAAATACCAGCAACAAGGCAAAACAGTAAAATATGTAATTATATTTGCCATTTTCGTTTGTGACGGTCTGTGTTGGCGTGCTTTCGGTGCTGTTTGTTGGTTTAAGTGATAAATCAGAATTACATACAATTGAATCTTGAATAATTATTATTGGTTGATTTTCTGACGAAATTGGTGTATTATTATGTTGTCCGGGTATCCCGGTGCAACCACAAAGCAATAAAACAATAATTGTTTTTTTCATTGTGTTTACTCCTTAAAATAGCGAAATCCCCTTTCCGGGGATTTTCGTTATTATTCGTCTTTCTTTTCAACAAATACCTGGGCTATATTTGCAGCACCAACGGCACATGTTGTAATCAATTCCGGTGTTTCTTTTAATTCTGCTGGAATTTCGGCAATTCCCTCTATTGCAGCAACAAATTTTGGCAATATTGTCGCATAATCGCCTTTTTCTTTGATACATTTAACCAGCGCAGCGGTAAAATCAAATACCTCTGTCAATTCTTTTAATACCACAACCTCAATTTCTTTCTTTGCCATGACTTTTCCTCCATGTTTTTAGTTTGGTTATTGTTCGTGACACGAACCTGGTAAATTTCCACAGGAAATCACACGCCTTTGCGCCAATGACAACCCACAGAATTAAAATAAAAAATAACGGCAGCACAATTAAAAGCCGTTTTATCGGCGGAAATTTCCAAACAATCAAGATCCATCTTATTACCGCCATTTGTTTATATCTTTGTTCCATCCCACAGCAACACCGTTTCCACCCAATCTGGTGTAAACACCATAGGTTTCGTTCCAAATTTTCCAATCATAATCGGAAACAGTGTGTGTTTTTGCTGATCGTTTGTATATTTCTGATAAAACCTGGCGCATTTGGATGACCAAACTTTCGCTATGCAGGTCAATTTTTTCGCCATGTTTTTTTAATTGTTTGTTTCCCCACGCAACGCAGCACAATGTAATTATACTGATTGATGTTTGGCCGCTGTTTTGAAGAACAAAATCTAAAATTGCCTCCAACATCCTCCCTCCTCTGGTTTTCATTACAATGATAACATGAATCGGATATAAAAATCAACATTTAATTTACCTAACTGTAATTACTATAATCCCTATCATGATCCAAATGTCGCACTTGGACATTATCATAGTGGTTATGTTCCAAATATTTCCGGTAGTGTGGATTTTCTAAAAAGCGCAACAAACAGTGTAGCATCTCATACTGGTGTATTTTCTGGTTCTTATACAAAAAGTGGCGCACAGTATACAGGAACATCAAATTATTCTTCTTTCGTTTTGAATTTTAATGCAGCAAATTCAAGTGATGCGTATTGGAACGACAGAAAAGTGCTTGCTGCTGGTGTAAATATGTATTGGATCATTAAATACTAATATTTGATACACCAATTCATATATGTGCCGCCAGGAATTATTTTTGTTGCATTGCTATCGTATACGGATGACGATCGGCTGGCATCAAAAGTTTCTTCATAATAATTCCAATCTGTTCCATTTGATGTCGTTCTTTTTCCTTGTCCTGCGGTTGTTTGTAATGCGCCAGTTGAATTATATAGATAACCAACATTTCCCCACACGTAATATGTAATATTTGGTGCCTTTCCGTTTGTGGTGTCGCCCAATGTTGCTGTTCCGCTATACAATGGTAATCCATTATCAAGGTTTGGTAAATTAAATGTTCGTTAAAAAAACCAGGGGCAAACGCCCCCGATTTTATTTTTTACCACCTTTCTTTT